AAATTCCGTGTCAGATACTGGTCTTGCAGGATTTGATACTGTTGAAATAAATAATAATAAAAAACTTGTAGACGGTTATGATAATGATAACTTTGTTATTATAGCAGATACTTGCAAGACTAGTTTGATATCTCGCAATGCCAAAGATACTATTTATTCTATAATGGATAAAATACGAAATAGTAATACTAACAATATCCTAGCATATGAATTATTAGCCAGAGTATTTTTAAAGAATACATATATTTTATCTAGGTCTGAACTATATTCGCCTCCAGAATGTTATCCTAAAGAAGAGATATCTATTTATGATATACAGTATACCATAGGATTGGATCATGGAGAAAGAACTTTATATCTTATAGAAGTTGGTTCTAAAGAAAAAACTTATAGTAATACTTCTTATATAGATGAATCTCATAATATCCCGCATAATACTAGATATGTGGATAGGATTAATAGTGTAAAAGAAATATTAATTGTTTCAATATTTGCTATTAGTGCAATAGCAATATTAATCTACTCCTTTATAACCAAATGAATCACACAATGATAGAGGAATACCATAATGGTATTCCTCTTATTTTTTATTCAGATTTATATTTAAGCTGTTTAATACGTTCAATGTCTTCTTTACGCGAATTTATAGAGCGCTTATAATGGTCTGCGAGACTTTTATTCACTTCTATATCACCTTTTGCATTCATTATATTTGCTCGTCTCATACTTCTATCAAACTTTTTCTGAGATTTTGTTCGTTTATCAAATTTATTAGAGACGTATCTTGTAAATTTTATTAGCTTATCGTTTATAAACTTAACAATTCGAGTTAGAATTGATAAGATCTTTTTAATAATAGTCTTAGATTTATTAGATTTGGTAAGATTGTATTTTATTTCAAATTTACGAATCTTAGCCTTAAATCCAACAAGTTTTCGTTCTAACCATGATCTTGGCTTAGAATCTATAGCGATTTTTAAATCTTCTTCTGATTTTTTTAATCGAAGTTCTGCATCGCTTAATTTATTTTCCAAATCTTCGATTCTTGAGTTATGCTGATTTATTAAATCATCTGCATCTACTTCTTCATATGCTTCATTAAGAAGTAAATCAATAGAATCCAATAAAGAGTCGGAAGATTCATTCAATTTATAAAGTGGCATAAATAATTATCCTTTAAAATTATTTAGTATATTCAGAAGGTTTGATTTTATTAAAACCAGGAATAGTTACGCATTGATAAGATCTAGATTTTTCATTCTTAGCTGTAGCAACTTTTGCTTCTTTGATTTTATTGCTATCGAATACGAAGAATACAATAGCATATTTATCTCCGAAACGAACGATATGATATGCAGTCGCAGTACCAGGATTGATTTCATTGGCTTTGCGCTTCATATTCATAGCATTTCTATCTTCAACATCTTCTTCTTCCATGTCGAATTTAGTAGAGCCATACATGCCACCAGTTTTGCCTTTAGCATGGTATTTTTCTTTGCTGCTAAATAATGCAACATCTCCAACTTCTTTGATTAATGGTCTAAGTTGAGATTCAACCTTAGAGTCAATTCTATAGTATCGTTTAAAGTATGCTTGGTCTAATTTATCTCTAATACCAAACATAGCTGCAACACCATGCAAAAGAGCACCTAATGGGTTAAACGGAACTTGTATAATCCAACTCCATCTTTTAATATTCAATGTTTGATTACCAAAAACAGAAGAAGCCGCGATATTGTAAGCGCCAGTTTCAATACTTTCATTTACTTTTTCTTCATTAAGTCTAAATAAAGCCATTGTTTAAAACCTCATCTTTTTAATTAATTAAAAACCAATTTACCTTTTTTGTCAGACATAGCTTTTTGGAAAGTATTATGAAATCTTTCTTTATCAAAAGCTCCATCTTTTTTAGCAAAATTATCAATACTCATATTATAATTATTAGATTTACCTTTATTAGTATTGGCTAAACGATCTTTAGTTTTAGCAATTGCTTTATCTAAATTTCTTCGTTCATTTTTTGTAGATTTAATATCGGAAGTAATAGAATTAACCTTTGCATTATGAGCATCAATTTTGTCTTGTCTTCCAAACATTTTATCGCCAACGTATTTTGTGAAGTTTAATAATTTCTCATTAATCCATTTAACAATACGAGTTAATACAGATAAGATCTTTTTGATAATAGTTTTAGATTTATTATCTTGAGTAAGTTTGTATTTTTCTTCAAAACGTTCAATAGCACCCTTAAAGGATTCTAATTTACGTTCTAACCAAGATTTAGGTTTTTCTTCCATAACCTTTTTGAGTTCTGCTTCTTGAGCTTCAATCTTTTTAGAATAATCTTCAAATTGTTGTTGTTGAGATTCTAATTCTTTTGTTAAAACCTTTTCACCTTTTCTAGAAGCTTCTGTTAAAACAAATGTTTCAAAAGATTCTAATAAGGTTTCACAAGATTCAACAGAATAAGATTCTTGTAATTTATATAATGCCATTTATTTTCCCTTCTATTAATTATTTAACAATTCATCTAAATCACGGCTTGCTTTTTCTTGTCTTTTGCGAATCTGTTCATCCCACTCTTTTTGAGCCTTGCCTCTATATTTATTTAAAATATCCCTAGAAGCTTGTTTTTCTCTTTTTAGCTGATCTTCAAATTCTTTATTCTGTTTATTTATTCTTTCAGCCATTTTATTGGTATGATCTGTAACAGCAGCCATTCTAGTTCTAAAATTGGCATGTTCTTTTCTTCTTATATTAGACGCATATGCATCTTCTATATCTTCTTTAGCACGTCTTTTGTCAAACATTAAACTACGTCTAGCACTCTTTTTCTCATTATCATATCTACGGCTATCTCTACCCATAGGAGTATGTTTTGCTAATTTTATTAATTTATCAGTAATAAATTTAATAATATTAGTAATCACATAGATAATCTTTTGAAGTATAGTTTTGCTCTTATTACCTTTAGTAGCTTTGTGTTTAGCTCTAAATTTAATAAGCATCTTTTTAAATCCAATAAGTTTAGATTCAAACCAAGATGTAGGCCTATTACTAAATTTAGATTTAAAATCCCGTTTAGCAGTTTCTAAACGATCTTCAATCTCTTCTAGTTCATTAGCTGTATCTTGATCGATCTTAGCCTTCTCTTCCCTAGACATTCTTTCATATTTTTCTTTATCAATATCATCATCAGAATGTCTATTTCCTGTGTATCCTTCCTCATCATCATCTAGGACTTCAACACCGTCAATAGTGTAACCCTCCGATAATAACCAATTTAGGTTCTTATCAGCATCAGATGTTTCTAATACAAATAACGCCATTTTATACCTACCTGTTATTTAAATTTTTTATTAAATTTATTAGCCAATTCTTCGGCCTTTTTAGCATTCTTTTCTAGAGTATCCATGATAGCTTTATTATCTTTAACTTGACTCATAAACAATTCACGAATATCTCCTCTAGGTTGGATTTCTGTAATCCATCTATTGAATGCTAAGATATAATATTTGTAATGAGAAGATTTAAAGTTGATATCTTTATGCATAAGTTTATCAAGGGCTTCAGTTTGCTCTTTAATATCTTTGATATCATTTTTGATAATAGCTCTAGTACGATCAGATATACCAGGACGATTTAACTCTTCTTCTAAAATAGATATTTGAGAATTAATTCTAGAAGTTAATGCAGGATGTGGCTCACCAGTCATGATAGTATTGAAAGTAGATTCCATGATATAGTTCAAAGCAAAAATTTGACCAATTACTGGAATCTTATCAATAGCACCTTTAGCACCAAATGAATGAGCTTCTGCTTCAAAAACTTTCATACCAGTAGCAAATTCTACACCATAACCATTCATAGCTACGAACTTATCAGCAAATGATTCATCCATAAATCCTGGGTAATTCATTATTTGAGCTGTGATAGCTTGTTTATAATTCCCTTTTAAACCTGTTAATTGAGCCTTAGCTTTTTCCTTAAAATGTGAAATGACTTTATTTTTGAATACTCCAACAAATACAGATTTTACTCTAACCAACTCTGTATAAAGCATCGCTATGTCAGAATCTAAACTCAATACTGCTGTGGCTCCATCAAATGCTTGATTTGCTAGAGAGTTAGATCTTCTATTAGTATTAAATGCATTCTTTACTGAATCATTTGCAAACAATCCAGCGATTAAACCTAATTTAGCAGTAAGAGATAGTTCTCTACCCAAAATACCATCTAGTTTTAAGAATAAAGATAAAATACCAATAGTGCCACCAAGCAATACTTTACCAGCATTGATCTTAGCAATAATTTCAATTGCCATTTGTGTAAAATTATGACCGATCTCATGTAAGATTACAGCTAAGATCTGACCAGATGATAACTTACCATTGAATAACAGGCCATCGGAAATAAAAGAGACACCATTAATATTAGCAGATTCTCTATATTTCAAACCATTAGTATCTAATACATCGCTAAAATCTGCAAGGTGAGTAATATCTACAGATACTGGAAGTGTAAATGCATTTGGTTGACTACTTCTGAAAATATTAACAGTAAATGTTTGGAAACCAAATTGTTTTTCTAGACACTTTTCAAATTCAACCCAATCTCTTTCAGCTTGAATATTGTTTACGACAGAATTAAAGCGAGAAGCATTAATTTTTGCCAATCCAGTAATACCACTAGAATCTTTAATTAAATAAGGCTCTCTGAGTTTGTCTAGTAACTCTTCAGCTTTTTTGAGATATTTAGATTTAGGAACATAAGCTTCGCTTAGTATTCCTCCTTCTTGAAAATCTCTAATCGTGTATAATCCCATATTTTTAATCCTTTGCAAAGTTAAAAATAATTAATAAAATATGACTTATATAAGTGTCATTCATTATCATTTTATCTTTGCTCTATAATCAGCATATAGCCTAGACATTGTGGTAATATCAGGAGGTGATATAATAAAATGCGAGGATATAATGAACTCGAATTACCTAATGCTAAGAAGACGATAGTCTTAGACCATCTTCCTTCTTTTGATATAGCAGACTATGACTTTACTAATGAAAAAGATCTGATGAAGTACTTCAAAAATATTGAACGTATTTGTAGATCATCTAGATCTTATAAAAAATATATAGAATATCTAAGAAACTGTGTTGATATGACTAGTTGTTCTTTCTATAAGAACGTAAATAATATAGACACATTTTCTATTAAGATTCATATACATCATTCTCCATTAACTTTATTTGATTTGGTAACTACTATTTACGCAAAAAGAGTTGCTTGCCAAGAAAATATTTCTGAGAATGCTGTAGCTAAAGAAGTTATGTTTAATCATTATAGATTAAACGTTGGATTAATACCTTTATCAGAAACTATTCATGAGTTAGTTCACAATGGATATCTATTTATCCCAACTAATTATGTATATGGCGACTATAAAACCTTTGTACAAATTTATGGGAAGTATATGGATCCACAACTGAAAGCTACTTTGGAATATTCTGAAGCCATATCTAGAACTTATGATTATAATAAAGAAACTCAAGTATTGGATATGCATATGGTTCATATAGATCCATCTGGATCTTATGATTTCCCTAGCACAGAAGAAGTTATTAATAAACTTCAATCTAGAATTGATGATATAGATAATACTGCTACTGAAAATCAATACATGGGTAATATTAAGAAAGAAGATTAGGAGGATCGAAATGGGTTTATTGTTTACAGAAGAAAACAATGCTAAGAATGTTTTCAACCAGTTTAATGAAGAACTTCAATATATGATTGAGAATGATATGTTGGAGCAAGGTCTTGCAAGATTAGTTCTTCTAGGAGAAGATTATACTCTTGAGGAAGAATTTGAAGTTGCTAAAGAATTAAGATCTATTGATGAAGAAAAAGCTAATAGAATTTCTGAACAAGCTATTGCTGAAGCAGCCAATGTTCCAATGCCAGAATTAAATAGTGTTGCAAGTTTAGAGCAAGCTACTGCTAAGATTAAAGCTCTTACTAATCAATTGAATCAAAAGATTAAAGAACAACAAGATGCGGTAGCATCTAAAAAGGGATGGTATGCTACTATGATTCTAAATCTAAAACGTGCCATTACTTGGTTAAAAGATAAAATCTCTAGTGGATACTTTAAAGCTAAACAAGCTGCCGCTGGTGTATTTTCTAAAAATAAAGAGCTTACAAAAGCTACAAATGATTGGAAACATGCTAATAGTCAATACAATACCGCTATTCAAAGAACTACGTTTGACTAAAGATAGAAAAGCCTCATAATGACTATTTATTAATGATTATTCTAATATATTATAGTGGTCATTAAAGGAGAACTATATATGCTTCTAAAAGAATCTGACCTTTATGGGTCTAATGATTTTGACTTTATTGAATCTCTTGATTCTTTAAGCGAATCTGAAATGATTTATACTGCTAGCATGGTTCCAATTAGACACATTGATCGTCTAAATCGTAATCTAATTCAATTAGAAGAGTTCGTGAAATACGGCACTTCTAATGGTATTACAGATGGTCGAAAAGCTATTGGTGCTGTATGTGAAGCTAGTATGATTAGCAACGATTCCACTATTGGTTTTGTTGTAAATGAAGCTTCTCTTTATGAAGATGATGAATTAGTAGAGATTACACAATCTCTTAAGGAAGCTGGATATAAGGTATACATTACTCCAGTATCTGAGAACTCTATTTATTATCAACAATTAATGGAAGCTTTTAACAAAGACTTTGAAGCAGAAAGCTTCAAAGATTCTTATCACCTCCAAGCATATTGTGAAGGTACAGTTAAGGAGAATCTTAACAAACTTAAATATGCTGTAACTGGAGTTGGTAATAAAGGCGGTAAGAATATTCTTCGAGTTAAGAACCATATTCAAAATGGCGCCGATACAGTTAAATCTGTCGCTACTACTGCAGGAGATAGCGTAAAAACTTTAGCAAACAAATACTCTGCTGCTAAACAAGCTGTAAGAAATTTCTCTGACAAAGCTTCCAAAGCTCCAGAATCTTTAAAACAAAGTGTAAATAACACTTTACAAAAAGCTAAAGACACTGCCACTAATCTTAAAGATAAATTAATGGCAGCAAAACAAGGATCCTAATTTTAAAATATGGAAGGAGAACATGGCCATGTTTAATTCCGCTATTCAGACACTTTCTGAAATGGCTATTGCTGACAATGGTACCAAAATTCCTCAAACTACAAAGGTATCTGTAGTTGAAGAGGTTAAATCTTTATTAGATGGATTGGCTACTATTCCAGTTAGCGAATGTAAATTCACTGCTGAAATGGTTCCAGTAAGAGAATCTAAAAGATTTGGTAAATATTTAATTGAAATGGAAGATCTTTCCCGTTATATGCTTACTAACGGTATCTCTTCTGTAACAGATGCTATTGGTTCTATTTTAGAATCTAATGGTCTTAAAGGTCAATACCATAACACTGCTTTAATTATCGATGAAGCTTCTATTCTTGATGAAATGAGTACACTTGGTATTGGTACAGATGATAATCTATCTAAATGGCATGATGGTGGTTTAGGTAAAGGCTTATGGGGCGATCAAGCTAATGTAATGACTTATCGCAAATTTGCTAATACTAAACAAATGCTAGATACATTCACTGGCAAATATGGTATTCAACTTATTAAGAAAAACTACACTGTTGGTCTAGCAGAATCTGCAGAACAAGAAGACGTTCAACTTAAAGTAGAACCTACTGATCAAGTTATTCATGAAAAACCAGTTGAAGCTAAAAAGCTCTCTAAAGCTGATCAAAAATTCATTGCTGACGATATCGAATCTGAAGAACTTGGTGATGAATTAGACGATATGATGGGTTTTGGTGATATTGAAAATGATGACTCTGATAGTGATCTAGAAGATCTTCAAGAATCTACTGATCCTCATCAAAGACATCTTCAATATTTAAGAGACGTTGCATCTGGTAAATATGATAAAGATTTAATGTAATAAAATTATTAAAATTTTACTTGGAGGTAAAATACTATGGCATTGTTCCGTATTAATGAAGAAGCTTGTGAAGATCAAGCATGTGGCGAAATTGGTTTAGATAACGACGCTAAAAAAGGTTTATATTTAGCTGACGAATATGACGAAGCTGAAGAAAAAGATTTCGTTGGTGCTGGTGAAGAAAAAGAAACTAGCAAAGTAAATATTCCTGCAGCATTGGCAGCTAAAACTGCTGGTGGTGTAGCAGCTGAATATACTGAAGATAATGGTGTTAACGGCGATTTACATGAAGCATATACTACTAAAGAAACAGTTCAAGCTGCTAAATCTTTAGTTCGTAATCAATTTAAAAAAGCTGGCTTCAAACCTTCTACAGACGAAAAACATGCAATTCATAAAGCCATGGCTGACAAAGTTTCTACTTTTGGCAAAAAATTAGATCGTGCAAATGCAGTAGCTGATAGTAAAGCTGCTCGTAACCGCGCTAAATTCTTCTCTAAAAAATAATATTTAATACTAAGGTTCTGCCTAGAGAGTTATTCTCTAGGCAATCCTTTTCTATTGGAGGATATGAAAATGATTTTTAATTCACATGATAAAGGTATTTTAGATGAAGCAACTGCTATTGTAGGCTCTACTAAAATGCTTATTCATGAAAACACTGAGTATTTTCCAGAATTAGTTATTATTAGAGAAAGCAGAGAGTATAATACTAATATCATTCGCATTGAAGACTTAGTAGAATATGCCACATCTAATGGTATTACAAATGGTACTCAGGCTATTATTAATGTTTGTGAAGCTAGCGATGTTTATCCATCTACAGTTTCTTTATCTTTAGATGAAGTTAATGCATATGCTGATCAAGAAATGTTAGATACGGCAAAACAATTCTCTGAAGCTGGATTTAAAGTCTTTTTAAATCCTATCTCTAAACACGATCCTGTATATGAATTGGCAGAATCCACATTTGATAAGATTCATGATCTTATGCAACGTGGAGAAGAGATCAGTGCAGATGAGTTGATGGATGCTTATCTAAATGATGACTTTGAAACTCTCAAAGAACAAACAGATATCAATCCACAAAATAAGATTCTTCAAAAACTCAAAAGAGTTCCACAAGAAGTATCATCTAATATCAACGATAAAGAATATCTTGGTAAGAAAATGGCTTCTATGAGAAATCTATACTATTCTCTAAGAAATAAAGCTAATGGAGATTCTCCTACTAATATGGATACTTCTACTGTAAAAGCTTTAATGAATAAAACTCAACAAGCTATTGGTTTTGTAAGAGCTAAATTGAAATAATAATAACTAATTTTGAATTTTATTATAATTACATTATAATAAATCTTTGGAGATATAGATTTTTCATCGGATTATATATCTCTAAGCAATGAAAATAATTTATAAATTATTCCAAAACTTTATCATTATGATCATAATGGAGGTATTTACCTATGTTAATTACAGAATCTCAGTTGAACCGTTCTGTAGCAACTACTGGTTTCCAAGATATCCTTGGTGAAGCAGTATACTTGAGCGAAGCTGAATCCGCTCTTAACCCTATTGCTATTCCAGTAGTAGAAAATACTCGTATTGGCGCTGCTGTTGTTAACTTCTCCGACGTTGAACGTTTGGCTGAAGAAAACGGTTTGGATTACTTCGAAGCAGTAGAAGCTATTGCTGAAGCTAACGAACTCGGCATGGAATCCATCGCTGTAGCAGTTGATGAAGCTCGTATCATCATGGATCCAGCTATCATTGATGAATGCCATAACGTAGTTGTTCGTCCTATTAGCGAACAATCCGATGCTTATGTATTCGTTGACTTGATGCTTGAAGCATTCGAAAACACTGGCGATGTTGCTTACTTGAACATGATTGTTGAAGAAGAACAAGCTGAAAAAACTGCTGCTGATGTTAAAACTGATGCTCCTTCCGCTGAAACTGCTGAAGAAGGCAAATTGAAAAAATGGTTAGAAAGCATTAAAGAAAATTGCATCAACAAACCTAAAGAATGGATTGCTGATAAAATTGCTGCTCTTAATGTAAAATCCAACCAACTTAAACAAAAAATGGAACAAGACGGCGAAAAAGCTCCTTGGTACAAAAAATTAGTTGCTATGGTTGCTAAAGCTATTGCTTACTTGACAGAAAAAATGACTAGCGTTGAACGTCGTGAACGCGTTGGTCAAGAAATGGCTGATGCTAAAGCTAAAAAAGACGCTGAAGCTGCAGCTGCTAAAAAATAAGAAATCGAAGATAAATATAGAGATATAATTATTTAGATAATTTAAATTGACCTAGGGGCTATGCTCCTAGGTCTTTTTTGTGTTTCAAATACCTATGACACTTTAGTAATCTAATCGTAAAATGTAATGAGGTATTTATAATATGGGATACTTTGAATCTTATACTCTAATAACGGAAGATGCTAAACCAGCTTCTAAATTAGATATTTATATTAAAATAATTACAAACTTAGCATTATCAACTTTGATTGGTCAAGCTATCAAAATCTTTGTAGAAGGAAAAGTAAATGATGACTTTGTTATTAAATTAGAAGCTTATAAATCCAATAAGAAATTCTATGAATATCTTTCTAAAGAAATTTCTAAAGTATACTCTAAAAATCCAGAGTATAGAAGAATGAGCTATAAAGAATATCTAGAAACCCCTACTTCTAAAAAGATAAAAGCCTTTTACAATAAAAAAGATCTTAGAACCATTTCTAAGAAAGTAAAAGATGCATTAGCTGCAGGTACTATAAATGCTTTAGTATCGGCCATGTTCAAATTCCCTGGTGGGAAATCTATGATAATTCCAATATTCTATATATTGAACACTAATCATATTGGATTGGGTAAAAGTTTTATGTATATGCCATTAGAAATAGAAGGTGCTTTAATAGTACTTGGTTTAAATTTTGGTAAAACTGGAAACTTATTTATCAATGAAGTAGAACTATATAGCTTTGATGAGAAAGAAGATGTAGTCAGAATTCCGATAGCTAGACCACCAGTAAAACTTTATCAACTCTCTAAAGAGGAGATGAAAAAGATTACTGATAAAATGGAAAAATATAAGAACAGGAAAACTGGCAACCCAGAACAGCTTCTTATTGAATATATTAAAGAATTGAGAGATGACTTATGCTAAAAGATGAATTTTTTAATGCCATCTCAGCATCATATGAATTTGATGCTATATTAGAGATGGAACAAGAAAATAGAAATATGCTTCTTTGGATGTATGAGAATGGATATATCTCTCAAGAGTATTTTGAAGAAGCAGAAAACTCTGGCAATGATCAATGGCGTATGGATAATATAACTGCTATTAAAACTAATCTTAAAAAGTTTAAAGACTATGCCAATGATCAAGGTAAGAAGAATAATGAATGGCTTATTCAAAACAGAGATTATATTTTAGATGCTCAAAAATATCCAGTAAAGAGTGGAGCTAATATACAAAATGCTCCATCTTATACTACAGCATTTTCTAGAATAAAGAAACCATTAAGTGCTAATATTAGTGGGGTTGATCTTAAAAGGGTTACTATTCTTGATACTAAAAATAACACTCTTCAAGGTGATGCTAAGAAAGCAGCAGATAATAAAAATAACCTTTGGTTTAAAAAGATGCTTGTTAATGAATATAATGGTCAAGGAGACTTTGCTAAATTTGCTAGAGATTATTATTACGGTATTGATAAAAAAGTTAATATGCAATCACAAGATATTCAACAACTGATTTCTAAAGCATATAACTTCTGCACTACTTATAATACTTTGATTAAATCTTTTGAGACCGATGTTAACGGTATTATCAATTATATCAATAGAAATCCAGTAACTGGAAATCAAGAGCCTAATCTATCACAATCTCAATTAGCTGCTAATAAGAATGCTAATGCTGTAAAACAATCTAACACACAAGGTATGGCATCTACTAAACCATTAAATGCTGATACAGATTATTCTTTATTCTATACTAAATATTTTAAAGACTTATTGAATGAAGAAGAAACAAAAAATTCTACAGCTACTCCAAAAATGTCTTTTGAAAATAGATCTTCTGGAAATCAGTCTGGAGAACAGCAGAACAATCCAAATCAACCAAAGGCTAAGCAAGATCCTGAGGATAGCGAAACTGTTATTTATAATAAGAAGAAGTTAGTTTGTGATATATTAAAACAAGCCCTTAATGCTAAGATGACTGCTGCTGGTATGCTCTATAGAGATCTATTCTCCTATATGCAAGCCCATGTTAATAGCTATAATAAAAACAAACAAGCTCCTAATCAAACTCAAAATAAAGAACAGAAAACGAACGTTAATCCAAACAAACAACCTACTCCTACAAATGATGGAAAGGCTGGTGAATAATAATGGCTCTCTTTATCTTAGATGAAGCTAGAACTATTAAGAATATAGAAGGTATTGTTCGCAAAATCAAAAGAGTTAGCTCTGGAGATGCACATCATAAACCTAATATGAAAAAGTATCAAAAGACTTTTATTGGAGATAGATTTACTGCTCAACCAAAAAAAGCTGGCGATTGGAAGAACAAACCTGATAAAGATGGAAATCCTAATAGTTATAAATAAACTAATACCCATACTCATAGTGAGTATGGGTACAATTTTTGTTTTAATTATATACTATAATAGTGAATATATAAGTATTGGTTTTATAGGTAGGAGGACAATTATGAGTGTAATACTATTACCAGTAGAGAGCTCTCTATGGCTTATACCGACTATTATAGCATTTGGTATAAAATATTGGGCTGATAATAACAAACCTTATATCAGAAATGAAGAAGAAAACTTTTCAGATTTTTCTGATAATATTCCAGAGAGAAAAGAAGTTCATTATGATATTTCTTATTTTGAAAATAAGATGAATGAACAGCTTAAAGCTAAAGAAAATAAAGGGGAATAATAATCCCTTTTATTTTTTTTTGTAAACTCTCTATGAATCTCACTTGACCTTACTATAATAGAAAATAAATAAAAAGAGAGATGGTGATATATAATGATTGTAGACATGTTGTTGCTTTTTGCAATACATTGTTTAGCAGATTTCCCTCTTCAAGGGGAATACTTAGAAAGAAATAAAAGAAAATCTTTATATCTATTAGTATGCCATTGTATATTGTATGCCTTCATTGTATGGGTAGGTTTTTGTATTATAACTGGTGCAAGATTTGCAGATTATTTTAGTAGAGTTATTTTCTTAATAATTTTCATATCACATGTTCTAATAGATTTTGGCAAGTGCTATGCTATGAATTCTCTTATCATAGAGAGATTAAATGGTATAATAAGTAATGAAAAGTTTAGAAGACTGGAAGATACTTTAAATAGATTTGATCAGCTATTTCATATTTTGATTCTTTTCCTCATTTACTTTTGCAAGTAATGACCACTTAGTAATCAAATTGTAAATATAGGAGGAAACGATGAAAAGATATCCTTGTCCTTATTGTAGCGAAACCTATCATAGAGATGATCTGGTTAAGCATATAGAACGTAAACATGATGAAGAAATTCCAGAAGATTATACAGCATATAGATTAGTATATGATATTGTTAATAATAAACAAGGTCATGGCAATTGTACAGTATGCGGAAATCCTACAAAATGGAATGAGAAACGTCAAAAGTATGAGCGTCTATGTGGAAATCCAAAATGTTATGAGACTGTTAAAAAGACTTATCAAAAACGTATGATGAAAGTCTATAATAAGACTCATCTTCTAGATGATCCCAAACAGCAAGAGAAGATGCTTGCTAATAGAAAAATCAGTGGTAAGTATAAATGGTCTGATGGTAAAGAATTTACTTATACTGGTAAATATGAGCTAAATCTTATGAAGTTCTTAGATGATGTACTAGAGTTCGATTCTTCAGAAGTAATCGCTCCTGGTCCTGTTCTAGAATATACCTATGGTGGTAAAACTAGACACTGGATCACAGACTTTTTACTACTTCCTTATAACTTAATCATAGAAGTTAAAGATGGCGGGAAGAATCCTAATACTAGAACTATGACTGATTATAGAGCTAAGCAAGTAGCCAAAGAGAAAATGATTACTAATATGGGGGAATATAATTATCTACGTCTTACAGATAATGATTTCTCTCAACTATTTACTATGCTTGCAGAGCTTAAGATGCAAATAGTAGAAGACAAAGTCACTCCAATTTCTAGAATAAATAAGTAGGAGTTTATAATGGATATATTTAGTCAATCTTTATCTGAGTCAAAAGATAAAGTTTATAACGATTATACTATAGAAGATTTTGAAACAGAATTCAAAGATCAATTCTATGATGCTGCTATCTCCTCTAGAAAAGAAAAGATAGAGTGGCAAAAAGATCTCATTACAAAATTTAATAATAAGGCTTCAGATCTTACTTCTGCTATGATACAGGAGTTGAGTGTAAAAGAAGCTATTAGTAAGATCTTTAATTCTTCTAAAGTACTTAGAGATTTTAGAGTATATGCAGCTAGCAAAACAACTAGTAAGAAAACTCAAATTTATTATATCGAAAAGAAAATCAGAAAATATCCAGAATTGGATATGGAGAGATATAATATCGGAGAGCTTAAATATCATATACCAATGCTTGAAGAAGGCTTCAAATCCATCTTAGATATTTATCTAGATGAAAAGCATTGGTTAAAAGATGGAGCTATCGAAGCTATAACTTTTAATAAATATAAAGATTATGAGACTAAAGAAAAACTTGTAAAACTATTTGAAAAGAGTTCTAAGTATTTTCATAAAACTGATAATCTAAAACCCTCTGAAATCATAAAACTTTCTAATCTATATGATAAAGAAATTAGTAAAGATTTGAAACAAGTTAAAGATTATCATGATGAATGCATTGATCATATAGGTGAGGTTAGAAATAAAGTAAATAGTTTGTTTGCTAGACTTCTTAAAGAAAATCTTGATGATAAAAAACTATCTAAAAGATTAAGACAAACTCATCAAAGATTTATACACGATAGCTTATATTATACCAATATAATCAACAATAATAACTTTGCTGCTATGTCTTTTTATATAAAATACTATAAAGAAACTTCTAGAGTTATCCATAAGATCTTTATGGAGATAGAAGCTTTTAATAAATAAGGAATTAACCATGGGATTATATGTAATAGAATCTGCATCTATAGAAATGGATTTATTGGAGTCTCTTTCTTTAAATGCTGAAGAAAAGGAAGCTCTTCAAGAAGCAACTATTATCTTGGAAAACGAAGATCCTTTTAAAGGGAAATCTAGACAAGAGATAGAGAAAGCAGCTGGACGAGCATTCTATGTAAAACTTCAATCTGATAAAGATAGTATGGAAGCTTTTAACCAAATAATATCTGATCGTGAAGACTTTACTAGGGATAAACTTAGAAAAGAAATTGAGCATGCTCCTAAAACTTGGGTTGCATCTAAGATTGCGGCTTTTAGAAGTTTGTATACTAAACTAGAAGCAGAGCTAGATCAAGAAAGAAATATGAATCGTACAAACCTTCTTAGAAAGATTATGAGAGTTTGTATTAAGGTTCTTGATTGGTTAGCATTTAGAATGCAAAAACTTGGTAATAAAATCACTATAGGTCCTAAAGGAAACTATGCTGGAGATCATGTTAATAGATATAGAAATAGAGAATATAATGGTAGAGTTAGAGCGATTCAAAAGAAATTAAATATAGCTGTCAATGATGAGCTCACATACCATGGAGATTATGATGCATAGTCGTTTTATACTCTGCACATTATAATAATCTTCAAGATTACTTATTTTTGTAATATATTATGAAAAGGAATGGTGACCTTAATGCGCGAAGGTAAATTTGTAAAAATCGTCGCTCCAGGCGGTGCAACATTAAATTTTGTTGGTGTCACTGGCACTACTGAAAAAGTACTAATGGAAATTAGCGGCGTAGCTAGATTATTAGATCGTGGCTGTCAAGTATTTGAAATTAAAGAAGAAGCAGCTGAGGAAGGTAAAGAACCAAAAATTACCTATACTCCACTTTATAATAACTTCAACTTAGTTACTGGCGTTGAAATCTTTACTGCAAAACAAGTAGAAGAATTAACAAAACGCGGTTTCAAAGAATGCCATGAAGACAATGGTGGGAATAAACAAATCGATTCTGTAGAATTAGAAGACATCTTCATTCCAGATATTGAAACTGTACTTGAAGCTTTGAAATCTAATGAAGAAAATGATCGTATTAATGCTATTGGCGAAAAACTTAAAAAAGAAATTAAAGAAAAAGACGATGTTGAATTTTTAGAAGAAATGACTGATGAAGAATATCGTGATTCTGTAATTTCTGCTCGTTTCAAAAAACACTTCAAAGATTTAGAAGCTGAAGAAAAAGCTAAAGAAGCTGAAGCTGCTAAAACTGAAGAAGATCGTGCTAAAGAAACAGCTTTAGATAAAGGTATTGTTTACCGCCAACTTCCTCGTTTTGGTAATAAACCTTCTTCCTCCTCTTTCCGTTATAATGAAGAAGGTGGTATTGAAGAAGATGCTACTGACAAACCTGGTGTAAACCCTAAACCTGCTGCAGGTGCTGGTGAAGATGAACATACTACATCTCCTAGCACTACAGAACGTACAGAAAGTGGCGAAGCTACTCATGAGGCTGCTCCTGGCAACCCAGAAACAACTGGATCTACTACTTCTGGTAAACCTGGTAAAAAGAAAAATGGTACTCAACCTCCAGAAGAAGCTACTTCTCCAGGTAGAAGAGCAGAAGAATCTGGTTCTGGTTTAGTACAACCAGCTCCAGAACCAGAAGATCATTTATAATATATAATAGTTTTTAATACTTTTAAGGATGGTAAATAGCAAATGGCATTATTTATTCTTACAGAAAATAAAGAAATCTTAAATTTAATTGCTGAAGATTTTGCATTAGAATTCTCTGAAATCGAAGCTCTCGAAGAAGGCTCTAATGACGAAGCAGTTGGTCGTCAAGTAATCCTTCAACACATTGATGCTGGTATCAAAGCTGATGGCGACTCCAGTAAATTGGTTCAAATTAACAAAGTTCTTCAACATGTTGATGATCTAAATTGGTTGGAAAAACTTCAATTAAAAATGGAGAAAAAAATCAGAGAGTATAATCAAAAATTAAAAGATGATAGCCAAGGTACACTTGCTAAAGTTTGGACTAAAATCAAACAATTTTTAACTAAAGTTGTTGCATCTGTTGCTAAAGCTATTAATAAACTAGTTTATAGCACAAAAATGGGCTTCAGAGCTGGTAAAGATCAAGCATCTCATGGTTTAGACAGCGGTTTAAAATTAATGACCAAACCTGGTCGAATGAAAGGTAGTGCTGCACATCGTGTTAATAGACACTTGGCAGCGAATGCTGCTCATGCAGAAAAAGGTTTAGCTGCTAAATTAAATAAAGCAAGATCTATTAGAAACGGCGAACTTCAAACTCGTTAATAGTAAATAATGAGAAGAGCTACTATGGCTCTTCTCATCTCCTTGTGTTTAAATATGATGACACTCTGATAATATAAAATGGAGGTCAGATTATAATGCAACAATGGAACTTCAAGGTCTCAGGCAAAGTATTAATTCCTGGAGAGAAATCAGATGGTCTTATAATTAGACCTGAGAACTTTAAAAATATAATCCGTATTAGTGATTATGAAAATAAGAATATGCCAACCATGTTAGCACACGTTAACTTAGACAAGAATCTTTTTGATAAGATTATTGCTAATGCTAAAACAGCTACCATGTATCTTAAAATAGATAAGTATGATATCAATCAGGAATTAGAAACTCCTACAGTTGAATCGTATATAGAAGATGAATTCTCTATCTTTGTATCTAACGATATAAACTATTATAAAGAATTAGATTATAAAGAGAAAGATGAAGGTGGTAAAGATAAGCAAGACGTATATAAAGAAGCTTATCTTGGGTTGATGAGTAAAAAATGTATTGATGCTAATAAAACAGTAGCAAATACTACTATGATGGATACTCATATGATGACTATCTTAAGTTCATATATGAATAATCTTCACTTACTTATAGAGCCATTTCAATATAATAGAGTTCAACAGCAACTTATTATACCGCCAACAGATACATTGGTTTCATTAGTATCTTATTTA